TGGTTCCGTAGCTCAGCTGGATAGAGCAACGCCCTTCTAAGGCGTGGGTCTTGCGTTCGAATCGCAACGGAATCACAACGATAAGGCAAGTAGTCGATAAAAAGGCTGCTTGCCTTTCGTCGTTTAGCTGGGTATCAACGATTTACTACCTTGCCAATTTCGACAGAATTTGTGCAAAAAGTAGGTAACATAGCAGAAACACAGCTTTCCGTAGTTCCACTTTTCCGGTGGGTAGAAATAATTTAGAAAACAAAAATGAGTACGGTAAGAGTCATCCAGAACAAGCAGAGATTGACCAAAGAGGGCAATGCTCCGCTATATATAACCTTTTATCTCGGTAAGGAAAAGTTAATGCTTCCTTGCAAAGTGTCTGTGCCTGCTGCTAAATTTGACGAGAAAAGCGGACTTCTCAAAGGAAACAGTAAGGAAGCAAAGGATATAAATCTTATTGTGAGTAACCTGAAAGCACGTGTCAACGATATATTGGTGAAGTTCCGGCTGAGGAACCAGGCTTTGACAAAAGATATTTTCATGCGGGAGTATAACAATCCAAGTGATTATAAGACTTTCCATGACTTCGTGAAGGAGCATATGAAAACCTACAGCCGGCGAATAGAGATGGGAACGTTCAAGCATCATCTGAGCTGTATGAAAAAGTTCAAGGCATATAATGAACTGTTACAGTTCCAGGACCTTACTCCGGATTATCTGACTGACTACCTGATTTACATGAAAAAGGAGCTTGGAAATACGGAGATAACCGCACAACGTAATATGTCCACCATCAAGATATATGTCACCGCAGCCTACAGAAAGGGCTATATAGAAGAAAATCCTTTCCAGGAATTCCATATCAAAAGAATAAAAAGCGATGTGGACTATCTGACAGAGGAGGAGCTGATGCAGTTTGTGCAATTATACTATCAAAGAACATTGCCGGAAAAGCTTCAGCTGACCTTGGCCTTCTTCCTTTTCATGTGTTTCACGAGCATGCACATTACGGATGCACGTATGTTCTGTATCGAGCAGGTAAACAATGATGTGCTGACTTACTACCGTGTGAAGAACCGGAACTGTAAACCGGAACCGATAAAGATTCCGATGCCGGTACCTGCGGAAAAACTTCTGGAAGAATGGGCAGAGGGTAGGGAAGAAGGACGTCTGTTCAGGAACGTTCAATGTGACCAGGTCGTTAACCGACAGTTGAAGGCCATTGCCAAGGAACTGGGGATTAACAAAAAAATATCGGCCAAGACAGGAAGACATACGTTTGCAACTATTTATCTCCGGAAAACAAAAGACTTATCCAGCCTGCAAAAATTGCTTGGACATAGCAATATCCGGGAAACGATGATTTATGCGCACGTCATGGATGAGAGCAAGCGGGAAGGCATGCAATGTTTCAATAGCTTCACCCTATAATAGGGGCCAAAAGCCGTACAATCGTGCGGATGATTCATAATGTTTTATTTATCAAATAAATGCGGCTGCACCGATTTGTACAAGTTCGTACAAAATGAGGTGCAGCCGCACGAATTTATGCTCTCTCGTACATCACCCAGTAGGGTTGTCCTGCCAAATATTCTACATGGTACCCGGCATCAGCCAGTTGTTTGGCCAGCGCCATCGGAGCGACATCGACAATGTTCGACAGCTCATATACCAGTTCAGCGGTGGTCTTGTAAGATTTCTGTGAAGTGGTACCGATGGGTGAATAGTTCTGGCCGATGAAGTTTGCTATGGCTTTCTGCCGCTCGGCTTGTTGCTTCTCCAATTCGTCTCGTTTGTCCGGTTCTTCGTCGTTTTGATAAGAACGGAATCCTATAGGCTTTTTCATTGGGCACCTCCTTTCTGATTAGGGATAAGGCCTAAAAATTCGGTACGGGCATTATGTAATGTTGCTAAAACATCCAAAAATGTTTTTGAATTGTCATAGAAATAACCACTGTATTCAAGAAGAAAGCCGATACTATCATCCAACAATTCTGCAAGAGATGCTGCTCGATTATTTTGCAATTTCAATAAGCAATTAGATATGGAATCGTTGAGTACAATTCCATTAACGGTAGTATTATCCATTCTCACCTCCTTTCTGTTCCAGCATATTCGCCTTCTCACTGAATTGATAAATGGAACGTACCTTGCAAATATCGAGAAAGAATACCGTGTCCGGGCATCCACCACTTATGACATGTGCCTCGATGCGTATAGTACAGTCACGTCCCAAAGGAGTAGCAGTACATTTCATACGTTTCATCTTGGGGTGTTCAGCATTAATGCGGTTGACCGTATCGCCTATTTCATGCTTGAGTGCATCCAGGGAAAGTTCATCCTTGATAAGAACGTTTTTATACTTCTCTACATAATCAATAACCTTTTTCCATGCCCGGTTCTTGGGGGAATAGGTCTGCAGATGGTAAACAAAGAACATCATGCTTTGCCTCCTTTCTCATTAAAGGTGATGTTGACTGTCCCACCATTGACATAGATGGAGATGGATTTGTCGCTACGTGCTGCACGGATACGTTTACGTCCGGCGCACAGTTCAATACCCAACTGGGCAAACAGTTCTTGAACCTTCTCTGCGGATACATAGCGTCCGCGGGCGCTTTGGGCTTGTTTTTTCATACTGTTTGATTGTTTAGCGTATAGGCAGAAAAACGGCTGCCATTTCCCGTGTCGCTAAACAATCAAACAGTTGTCACTCCGTAGAGCAAAACAAATTGATAGGAAAGGCAGCCGTATGCATTTGTCAATAAACAAACTTCTACATATCTTCAGTATGGGCATAAAAAAAGCCCATTATGTCATGAGCATTAACCGCGCTCTACGTACATGACTAACATGTTTGATTGTTTAGCACCACAAAGATGAGAGTTTATTTTGAAATAGCAAAAGAAAAGCGGAGATTTTTTGTTTCTCCGCTTTTAATGTCACATTAAAAAGTTATACTGGCAGACAACCCACCTGGTGATGCTGACATTTTCAAGTATTTACCAGCCAACCATTCATAACGCAAACTCGAAGCATACAGAATGACAGCAGCCGCTCCAAAAATGACACTGGTTCCAGCAACAGCCACTTCATAGTCTTCGCTGTTATTAAAGAACCAGATACCTCCACTGACAGCCGCACATGCTAAGGACGCTGTTTTAAATCGGGAAGATTTAATCATCATGTGCCCAGCCTCAAATTGTGGATTCCCCACATCTGTTCTCAATTTTAACGACTGCATAAAAGTCATTGGCTGTTTTTCGGCATTTGGATTCTGCCCATCGACTCTCTCCGGATGTCCTGGAGGTATTTGCCTCTCGGTTGTTTCTGTGTTTCTACGATTTTCACGTCTCATTTCCGGACGTTCTTGTGCTAAAACAGTGTTTGCCACTAAGGACAGAACACAGATTAAAAATAAAACTCGTTTCATATTCAATTATTTATAGTATTTTTGCCAAAAAGAAAGTTATCATGAAATATACCGATAAAGATATACAGCAAGCTATAGAGCTTTCACAATATGCAGCCAATAAATGCTCTGAATTAGAGGATTACTCCATAGAGATGGAAGAACAGCTGTTTCGTTTACAACGGAAATGCAGTTTAATCAGAACATTGCAGATAACCACTCCCATAAGTTTGCTAATCGGTCTTTTGTTAGGACTCCTAATATAAAACCCACCGCTCCCCAAACAGCGCTGGCAATATTGATATAGTTTCCCCACAATGTCGTTTTCTTTATCCTGCTATCCAGCTCGTTTTCTTTTTCCTTCATCTCCAAATATTTGGCAAACCCCATTTTTACAGCTTTCTTGCCTTCGCGGGTCAAACAAATAGATTCAGTTTTTCCTTGTGCAGTAGAAATTAATCCTTCTGAATCTATGTCCGTTATAGCTTGCGTTATACGTTCCATATTATAACCTTTTTTTTGAAATTTGTCTTTAATATCCTTAGGATGAATAATGGTTTGTTCTGATATATATGTCAGAATGAAATCTTCCAATGAATTCATATCTAAAAAATCAATTCCTTATGCCGCGCGCCCACCGGAACCACCCGGAACCCGATTGAGTACGGGTTGCACGGCATAAGGAATTGAAACGTTTGGTTTATATTGGGCACTGCAAAGGTGTTAATTCTATTTCACATATCCAACAAAGAGATACAAAAAAGGCTTCCAACCCGTGGAAGCCCTCCTAATTGTCATTAAAAACCTTACGGCCTCGCGATTGACCGAGAAGTATTTTTCAATTCATTGGAATTTACATCATGCCAAGTGCACCTGACTTATGTCATTCAGAAAGCCATGCAATGCGCTTTCTATTTTTTCAACCTGAGCTTTACGTGGTTTTTTCAAACCTGATGCGTAATGTCCCAAGAGTTTCTGGTTGACCCCCGTTATACGCTCCAGTGCAGCCTTGGTAAAAATACCGCTATAATACTGGAGGAACGACTGTACATCAAAAGTCCATTCTACGGATATTTCTCCTTGTAATTCTTTAGGGACTGTAGAATTATGTTTTTTATACAGTTCAATGGAGGCAAGAAGATTCTCTTTTGTTTCCTGCACAGTTTCACCCTCTCCATAGATACCAGGAACATTGTCAGCCCACGCACCGAACAAGTCCGGTCCTTTTTCAATTGTCACTTTAAGTTTTCCCATAATAAAATCCTCCTTTCAAACATATAGAGAAAAGGGGGAGCTTATTCAAGCTCCATATCCCTGATAATTTTCTTTCTTAGTCCTTCACCCATTTCTTTGGCGCCGTGATAGGGCACCGGGTATCTGATACCGTTCTTGTCTTCATAAATCCGATGGCTCCCGTCTCCTTCACCTTTTATCCAGTGCCATCCTCTTTTCTTTCCACGTTTCAGTATCTGACTATGAAATTCTCTTGATTTAACCATATCTTAGTTGTTTCAATGACGCAAAGGTAGTAAAAATTCTACTTTATGCAAATAAAAAGAGCTTTTTTATTCTATCCGGTAAAAAGTTCCCTTCAGTACCTTGCTTAATCCATCAACATCTATTTCCGTCTCAATCTTCTCGCACAAATACTGCTTGTTGCCTATAAGAAACACCTTATTCACATCCGGCAGCTTATTGGCTTGGAACTGGATTGTGTAAGGGATATTGGAGTGAAACAGACTGAGTGTCGACAACCGATGTCCGACACTGTCCGGACAAACATCGTTCAAGCTTAGGGAATACGGAAGGAAGTCTGTGAGCTGTGCCCCGGTCTTCTGCTGGTAGTCCGTAAAAGGATAGGCATAATCATAGGCATGTGTCTGACCGCTGTAAGTTACGTTCTGCCGGTTGAACTTGCCGGTATTGACAGCCACTTCCATGTGCCCGTTTTTTTCCTGCTTCTCCTTCAGTTCCACGTCACCGTTTATGGCTTCCTGGACATTGAAGCGCTCCTGCTTGGCAACAGTAGCCTGGTAGCCCACCGCGGGTATGTTCAATACCATGGAGGTGTACGGACGGGACAAATCGTAATCAGCTACAGAGCCATACACGCCGACATTGAACTGAATAATTTTAGCCGGGACGATTCCGAGTGAGGTCTCTACATCGGACGATTCCGGGTCACGGATTAAATCCGCATACAAATTGACTTCACGCAGCGTATTCTTATCATTTTCATTGTAGTTGATATAATACCGTTTACCAACAATAAAGATTGTACTTTTCTTGTCACTGTCACCCATTCCGTTGTATGCGGCCAGCATTGCATCGTAAGAATCATATTCTTGTTTGTATGCAGCTTCTATGATGTCCCTTTCAATTCGCAGATAGCCGTCATCCGTATGGGAAGGCAGATTGTAGCCCACATTGCCAGTGCCCAAGTCTTTCTCATTCTTTTCATCTTCAATATCCACAGTGAACTCCCGTAGCAGGGAAGATGCAGGAATTATCTCCTTTCCGGATTCTGTAAAATAATCGTTAAGCCCTACGAGACTCACCACTTTGGTGCGTTCGTTGACCACCGTAACCGCACAAAGGAATTTCTCCAGTTCATCAAAGAATTCGGAAACAGTCCAGTGCGGCAATGCGGCGGCCACCCGGTTGCTGCTTACCGCGCTGCATACATAAACGTTCCGCAAGAAATTGTTATCAAAGAAGGAGGTATCGAACGTATAGCCAAAATGCTCCACTACTCTCTTGATGACTGTCAAAAGGTATGGCTGTACACATCGACGGCCATAATAGGGGCAAAGGGTAAAATTGTTCGTGCCGAACTCATAGATTGCATCGTTCTGAAGGTTCTCCCATTTGGCTTCCTGATAGAACACCGGCAACCATACAGCTTCAATGTCGTCCACCGAACCGTAGTAGTTCACCATATTGGCAGGTGGCTGGAAACGGTTCTGATTGTTGTTCGGCCAACTGATTGTACCTAAATCAAGTTCGTCAATATACAGATCATCATTCGTCAGCAGATTAAATTCCGCATTACCCGATACGAGCTGTACCTTAACCAGTGCATCTTCTACTGAGAGTAAAACCGCACTGCCGTAAAGCAGGCATCTGGCGTCAACGATGAGTGTGGCCGGAAGGATAGTCTTTTTTTTCGTCACATCCAGTCTGTTCACGTGCTTGAATATGGCATGATTGGCAGGCATGGGGAGTTCTATGTCCAAGGAATAATTGGAACTACGGGTGAAATACGGATTCTCGGAGGTGAACGTGATGTTGAACCCTTCAGGAAGGGCGGCCAACTGCCCGTCAATGTATAATTCTGTCATTGCTTGTTGCGTGATTTATTGTTGTTCAACTTCTGATATTCTTTTTGTGCCTGGTTGATACCCCGTTTGCCGGTAACATAAGTTTCCGCTACCAAAGGGGCATCCAGCCTGTTTTTAAGCTTCCGCAATACGCGGGTACATTCTATCAGCATCGCCACCATAGCCGGGTCATTGGTCGTCGTTGTGGCGCTGGCAGCAGGTGCCTTGGCTGGTACGGTACGTGTACTCTTTCCGGAACCTGCTACAGCCGCTATGTCTTCAGCTGTCAGATTACCAACATTACCGCTACGCTGTGCCACGTCAATGGCGTCGAATATCGGTCGCAGATTCGGGTTGGCCACAGCAAAACGGTTGGCGACAAATTCATTGGAATGTACAATACCTTGCGGCTGATTCCAGTCACCGGACGGAGTAAAGCCGCCGGTGTAGAAATTGGAGATAAGCCCTTTGGCTGTCTCAAATGCGGCAGTTATCAGAGCAATCTCTCCGGCAGCTTTAGCTACACCTACGAAGCCGAGTGAACCTATATTCTTGATGGTGCGTTCGGTAACGGCCATAATCATCATACGTTCCAACGCATCAAGCGACATAGTAAGAATATTCTTCAGGAAGTCCTTGAGAGACACCTCGGAGTCCGTGAAGAATTGCGCCATGGTCTCTCCGAAGCCTTTCGCCAGGTCAGACAGTATGTCAAACTTCTCACGTTCAATCCGTTTTTCTTCTTCAGCATCTTTTTGGGCATCCTTCAGATTACGTTTACGCATCTGTTCACGTACCTGGTTTTTCTTCTCCTCACTGATTGCCGCGTCATTGAGAACCTTATGGTAATATACATCTTGCAGTCTGCGCAGCTCATTGAAATACTCCTCCTCGGAAGTCCTGTTTTCATAATGATACATGGTGGCAGCTTCCATCTGCATTTGGTACTCTTTGTCCAAACGGGAAAACGTCTCTTCTGCCTGCTCCTTACGGCGTTTCTCTTCATCCTTGGCAGACTGTTCATCAAGCCTGCGCAATTCATCACGCGCCTTTATTTCCGCATCAAGTATTTGGTCATTGATACGTTGAATCTCTGAAGGCTCAAGCCCCTTGACCTTCAGCTTATCGTTGAGCAGTTGTATTTCTGCATCCCGCATCTGCTTGTTGTATTCTTCCTGGGTCATCTTATCGTCAGCGAGGTACTTCCGTTTGATGTCAGCGATACGTCGGTAGTAGTCGGCTTCAGCTTGGGCGAACTTGTCTTTGGAAGTGTTGTTTTTATCGCAGGTACAAGGTTTGTTTCCACATATCGGACATTTTCCACCGTCATTGCCTCCGGTGGGATTGTTTTTAGGAGTGTTCGGATTCAATGCTTTCCATTTTTCTTGTACCAGTTTCTTATAACGTGCAGTTAAAGATTCAACAATCTCTTCTTCTTGGGAAATCTTGTTGCGAACATCCTCGCGAGCCATCGACCCCATCGGTGAATTGTCACTCAATGCCGGGGATTTTTGAAGGCGCATCAGGTTGATCCGGTGCTTATCCAGTTCGTCGGCAGCCTCTTTTAATTCGATATTGGTTGCTAATACGGCATTATATCGGTCAAGTGCCTCCGTGTTTTCATTGATGATTTTGCCCTCTTTATCAATCTCTGCATTATAATCCGGAATAATGGCCTGCAATTGTACAATTGCCTTTTTACGTTCAAAATTGGAAAGATTATTATTGTGTATTTTGGTGGTCAACTGTTCAATCAGTGATGATTGACGCGCATATTCATCATTTGATTTTTCTGTAATTTTCTCATTGACTTTATTTAGGTCGTAATAAGCTTTGGTGCGTTGTGTCAGTTTGTAGGATGCGGTAGCTGCTGCAAGAACTAATGTAACCAGTAAGCCAATCGGATTGCTGGACATAATAGTCCAAGCTGCTTTCAGCGATTTGGCTGCCAAATCAACGCGCCCGTGTAAAACCTGTACGGCAGCGGCATATAAATAAGTGGCGGTACGTAGTGATTTAAGTAAAACGGAATGTCCTTGCATGAGCATTGATAATTTACGCAAGTTTCCAAATGATGTTACTGTATAACCGGACAATGTATTCATTGATGCGGCATAAGCCAAATTGAGAACTGTCGCAACTTTGGTAAGTGAATTCCAAATAGAATACCATGCTGTAATTATCTTCAGCCGGGTAGCATATACAAGCAATATCGTACTAAGCCACAATACAGTACCACCCCATTTTTTGCACCAGTCAATCAATCCCGGCAAATACTTGAGCACATTGGTCAGCATATTCGTACTCACCGTCAGAGCCGGATTCAACTTTTCGCCAAGGTCAATGGCTGCCAGCTTCATCTTATTGCGTGCCTGCTCCAGTTTGGCCTGTGCGGTATCACTGTTTATGGCCGCCTGCTCATACGCCACATTGGTATCGGTGACGGCAGCGGTGAAGTCTTTCACCATCTCCGTGTTCTGAAGGATTACGGATGCGGTATTGTAGCCTTCCTCCCCGAACATTTTCTTGATGGCGCCTGCATCCATATTCTTGTTCTTCAGATTCTCCAGTGCCTTATCCAACCCGACAATTTTAGGGTTGGTCTCGTCCGCTCCGGTCTGAAGAACAAGAAAGAATTTCTTCAATCCCGTTCCGGCCACTTCATCCTTTATACCCCGATAGGCAAGAGTTTCAATCAATGCGACCGTCTGTTCAATGGGAACATTGGCCGAAGCCGCTGCGGTACCTGCATTCCGGATAGCTTTTGCCTGGCTTGCGATATTGGCGGAACCTGCCTGGGAGCCGGCAGCCAATACATTGGTAAACCGTCCA